GCCATCGCCGCTTGGAACGTCGCTCGGTCTTCCGCGCCAGCGACATCCCGCGCTCGTGTGCACGTAATTGCCTCCGGATACTTCCCCTGCGTGTGGAACGTCTTCACGAAGGTGTCGAGTTGGGCGAGGATCGTGTCGTCCGCATCTGCGAGGACGAGGACGCGCAGCCACTCGCCCGAGTAGTCGCTCAGGGCGGTGAGCGCCGCAGCCAGGTCCCCCGTCGTCGACTTCGGCCCCTTCGTCGAGACCCTGAAGACGTCGCCAGCGAGAAGAGTGCTCGTTGAGGATGAGAGGGTGAAGCTCACGCCTCGCGCGAGCGTCATCGTGAGGCTCGTCCCGAGCGCCTGCGGCACCGAGTAGTTCCCCCCGTCGTCGAGCGAGTAGCTAAACACGATCCCCGCCGTGCCGAGGGCTCCGCCGGTCGTGATCTTGACGACCGCGTCGAAGTCGCTGTCGGGTGCCGTGCTGCCTGCGGCGACCGTCGCGGTCCCCAGGACGCCGCTATGGTCGATCGTCCCGTACGCCGCTGCGGTGGTCGCCGCGCTCTTGATCCCGACGCACGGGACACCCTGCGCGATGCAGTATGACAACGCCTCGACCAGCTTCCCGGAGGTGAACGCCGTGATCACGTCGTCCTTGTTGACGTAGGACGCCGCCACGTTGCTCGTTCCCGCCGATGCCGGACCGACGATCGCGAGGATCCGCTCCGTGTTGGAGACCACGCCCAAGTTGCCATCGGTTTTTGCGATCTGGATGTCGGGGGTCATTTGCGGTCCTCAGGTGACTGGCTTCGGGAGTCCGGGTACAGGCCCCGGGGTCGCGATGGTGAGCGAGGTGTCGAAGATTGGGATGTTGAGGACGAGCGTGGCGGCGAGCTCGGCGCCGAAGCGCCCTTGCTTTCGGGTGTCGGTCCACCGCGCGCCCGTCCACTCGTGGGCGCCCCAGTACGCGCGCTGGACTTCCTGCGCGACGACCTCCCAGAGATCGAAGCACCTGCGGCGGTGGTCGAGTTCGCGCTCCGAGGTCGGGACGTAGCCAGCGAAGAAGACGTCGAAGACGAAGTTGACGTTGAAGAGCTGCCGCTTCGCGCCGAACTCGCCGTCGTCGCCCTCGCCGATGAAACGTGGTGCGAGGATCTCGAGCGGATCGGCTGCGGGAACGAAGGCGACGCGGTTCGCGGATCCCCCGTCGCCAAAGTTTGTCTGGTCGTTGCGCGACTCGATCCCATCGACGACGGTCACGTCCGTGAAGCCGCGATCGGCGAGGCGCGCGCGAACGATGTCGACCAGCTGGACGAACATCAGCCGACCGCCTTTTCGAAGACGCGCGTTGCGGCGTCGACGATGGCCGCCTTCATCGGAGGGGGGATCGGGTCGCCGGGGTCGGGGATGATCTGGCGCTTCGGGGCGTGGAACTTGGACTTCGTTCCGCCCTTTGCGTGCCTTGCGGCGGCGCGTTGACGGTGGCGCTTCGCTTCCTTCGTCTGCGACGAGCCTCCGGCGCCATGATGGTGGTAGACCCACGGCGGCCCGATCTTCAGATCGATACGCGCGCCCTTCACGCTCGACGAGATGGCCTTCGCGGCCCCCGCGAGTGGCTTGCCTCCGTCGGCCAGTGGAGGCCATGGATCTCCTGATGGCGTCTGTCCAGCCGCTGCCGTCTTGCGTACCTCGGCGAGGATGTCGGCTTCAGCCGCCTTCGCAGTGCGCTCGTTGAGCCGTCGCAGGCTCTCGACGCCGGCGATGAACGCCTCGAGTTCAGCGTGGCCGCTCATCGGCTTCTCTCGTCCTTCACCGCCTCGGCTTGCCGATCCGTCCACGTGTACGGTGAGGCCTCGCTGTATCCGAAGGGCCCGCCGAGCGTGGGGCCGTCATCGCCACCCTTGGCCGTCGAGAGGAGGGGGAGATCGTAGAGGCCGACCTCCGAGTCCGCGGCCTCCTTCAGCTCGTCGAGGGCTTGCGCAGCCGCGGCGTCGAGGGATTCGATCTGCTCGTCCGAGGGATCAATCCCTCGACGCCGATACACCATGGGCGTCACGAGCGCGACAAGCCAGCCGCATGCGATCTCCGGGACGGGAGCGACGAACGGCACCGCGTACCGCTTGCGGAGCCGCGCGTAGATCCTGCTCGTCCCGATGATGAGTTGCGTCTGGACGAAGGTGCGGTGTGCCGTGCGCTTCGCGATGAGCGTCGCGTCCGTCCACGCCCCCGTAGGATCGAAGAAGTCCCCCATGACCATGCTCGCCGGCGCGATGGTGCGCGCGGCGAATTCGTCGAGGTCGAGGAGGCTTCCGGCGAGGGGCATGCTTTCAATAGGCCGACCCCGGGGCCCACGCCGGGAGAGCGCGTGGACCGTCGGGGTGAGGCGACTTACAGGGGTGAGGAGCGGCCGTTATGGGCCGTAGGGGGTCAGGCTGCCTTGACCTTGAAGATGCCGTAAGGGTGGCCGTAGCCGACGGCGTTTCGGCCGCTCGTGTGCCATTCGAGCTCGTCGGCGCGGTCGAGGACGGCGTCCACCCCCGTCCCTCCACCGCGGCCGGTGTAGTACCGGACCGAGAAGGGCTCACGGTCGACGTAGACGATGGCGCCCATCTGAGATGAGGCCATCGCATCGCACACGACGAAGTACGTCGTATCGCTTTCGAATCCGGCGAGTTCGTCGCAGCAGATCGGCTGCCCGTACCCGAGAGCGCGGATGATGGCCTCGACGTCCGCGCCACCGCCGCCGGTCGCCGCCGCTTGCGCGAGGAGTCGGGCGTTGGTGAGTTGGACCGCACGCGGGTAAAGGACCGGCGAGCAGAGGATCGCGGACGGCCGCAGGCGCCGGGGGTCCGATCCATTCGGCATCTTGAGGCTCGCGACCGCCCCGAACACCTTCCCGAGATTGTTGAGTGCGACGTCCGCCGTCACGCTCGTGTCGATCGGCGCCGCGGTCCCCCCCGTGAGAAGGTTCGCAAAGGTGCCGTTCGCCGTGTTCTGTCCGTTGTTCGGGTGCGAGGCGGAGAAGAACACCTCCCCGTCGTAGGACTTCGACGTCGACAGCGCCCCGTTCTTGAGGAGCGTCGCGACCTGCTTCTGCGGCCAATACGCTTGTTGCGCCCCCATCTGCACTGACCAATCGGTCGCAAGCTGGACGCCATTTCCGTCGAGATCCTCGAATTGCTGCCGACGGAGCTTCAGGCCCTTGCCGGCGGTCTTCGGGGCGTACTCGGTCTCGAGGATCGTCATGTTGTCGAAGGCGATGTTTCCGCCTTGCCCCTGATCTTCGAGCTGCGCGGTGTTGAGCACCCACGTCACGATCTCGCGGCGCGACTGCGTCGGCAGCACCTTCGTGCATGCCGGCCACCACAGCTGACTCGTGAGGCGGAGATACTCGTTCTCCTGGATCATCCGCATGCGGGATTCCAGATCGAACACGAATGACGGAGTCAATGCGGGCATGGCTGGGTCCTCCTCACGGACTCACGTAGGCGTTTGCGAACCACTTGCCGCCCGTCTTCGTGACGACGACGAGGTGTCGCTTCGACGCGGTGAGCGCGGTGGTCAGGTTGGCGGGACCGGTGGCGTCACGGTACTGGACCGTGTGCCCGTTCGCGGACCCGTCGGCGACGAAGTACGCCACGGTGCCGTCGGCGGCGGCGGCGGGGAGCGTGACGGTGGACGCCGCGCCGGTTGACGGGATCGAGTAGATCGCTCCGGCGGTGATGTCCGTCGGTACCGAGTCGTTCGAGGCGAACGCCGGCGCGGCGAGCGTCGCGCTGATGTCCGAGTCCGCGTCCACGCCGATGCGCGGGCGGATCATCTCGACGAGGACGCCTTTCGTCGAATCGACCGCCCACACGCGCCCAGCGAGCGGACCGAGCGTCGAGGTGATGGTGACCGTTTGGTCGTCGGTCCAGTACACGTCCTTCAGGACGTCTGTCGAGGCCACGGCGTCGCCGCCGGTCGCGTTCGGACACCAGAAGAGCGTCAGCTCGCTGCCTAGATCGACGTTGACGTCCTGATCGGCCGAGGTCGCATCGACCTTGTCGACCGCGGTCCCGACGGGGATGAGGGTGGTCGCGCCCGACGTGATCTTGGAGACCTTGTTCGTCGAGCGGTTGTATCCGAGCTCGGCGCCTTGGTAGGCGACCTGCCCGGATGCGAGGGTGAAGATCTTGTACTTCCAGCGCACCTCGTTC